TCTGTATGCCGAAGCCCATAAAATTCTACATCATTTCCATAAGCCGTGACTGCAGCATTATCGGCGGCTTCGCGATAGCTATCTTCGTCGTCTGGATTGTATTCAAGTTTACCGAAGGTCGGCTGAAGGTCTTCCTGCTCCACCCAGAACCGCTTATACTGCTTCTCAATCTCTGAAATATCATGTCCGGCAATAGTTTCCTGCATGATAAGTACGTCCCATATCTTTTTAAGAATTGCTTCAATAATTTTTCTGCTCTCTGGGTGAATGTACTGATAGTTTCGATGCTCAGCATACCAGTTAAAAATCTCAAAGAGATTCCCAGTTTTCCACGAAAACGACCACCAGTCAGCAATCATTTCGAAAATATAAGGCAGCGGAATCATGAGTGCTACAAAGTTGCTAAATGGATACTCATGTGGTGTCCCGTTTTCATCTTCACCTGGATCATTATTAATCAGAACCCAGTGCTGCCAGTGGTGCGGATTAATGTGAATATGATGTAGCCAGGCATAATTAAAGTCCTGAACTACCTTGTAACTGCGATTTCCGCCATAGAAATACTGGTCATAGGCGTCGTATTCCTCGACAGAATACTTGCTCTCATCATGATTAAAACTAACCATGGCCTCTTCAAGGGCACTCTTTTCTTTCCGGCCGAGACCTAGATTGTTAAACATCCAGTTAAGACCTTTATTTACATTACCGATATGCTCGGACAAATACTGATCGTATGCGTAACTCATTCGTTTGATTCCTCCTCTTCTTTGATATACGTTTGATTAATCGGCAATTTGCGATCGAAATAATATCTTTCCAACAGTTTTGCCCTTTTATCTTGAGCGATTTTTAGAGCATGTTCCTCATCTTTGGCAGTTCCATACCATTCAAATTGAAGATATAAGTACTTTGGTGCATTTGGATCGAACTCAAGCGTGCATTCACCAAGATCGTAAACGGTTTGTCCATTTCTGTTAATTAGTTTCTTGGTTTTCTCATGCATCCAAGTCGTTTGCCTACAATAACATTCACCATTACGATAAATTTTTACATAATAAACTGGCACAAGATCATCGAGGTCATCATGCGGCTCATTGATGTCAAACTCTTCAATTTCCGCATCGGAAAAATAGCCGTACGAATAATATTTTTTAAGTTTTTCTGCTTTTTCTTTCGAGACTGTTACCGCTCTAATCTTATAATCAGAGTAATCTCCGGTTGTTACAACATAGACTTTATCAAACTTATTTGAGAATGGACACCAATCAGGCTTTGTTTGTTTCGGAATATATTTGGTAGCATTTTTGGCAGTAAAAAATGTGCCATCAGTAGTACTAGGGCAGCAATAACCGGTTTCACGATTGTAAAATATACATGTATCGCAATTCTTTGGTTCTGGAATATCAAGTAGAATCATTTAATCTATCTCCTTCGACAGCGGAATTGAATCATAGTGCTTGCCTGTTTTCTTTATCTGATTTTTAATATATGCTTTTTTAAAGAATCCGTCTTTATAAAACGTTAGAGGCTCAATAACATAATAGGAACTATCGGTTATCTCATAAATAACAAATGTTCGACCATTTAATCTTGGATCGCTGTCGATGACCAGTATTTCATCACCAACATGAAGTTCCTGTTCTTTGGCCTGCTTTTCTTTTTCGGCCTTTAACTGATTTTCTTTTTCTATAATTTCTGCCATTGAATGGTCTGTAAGTATATTAAAATTGTAACATGATCCAAATATTTTATACCAGTTTTCATTCTCATAAAGTTGGAGCACCGCATTTCGAGCGTCTTCAAGCCCTTTATTATAAGCTTCATTAATCTGTTCTTGTAAATATACCTGTTGTTCTTCTTTTTCTTGAAATGTCTCCACTTTTTCATCGATTTGCGCATTTGTTCTGTTTATTTCATCTATGAATGGTTTAAATGCTTCTTGAAGTTTCTTATTAAATTCTTCTTCCGCTTGTCTCAGTTTGCACATTGCATCATTAAATTTCTCGTAGTTCATCTGTTTCCTCCACAAACTTATTTTCACCAATTTTCCGAAATGCTGGAATATAGCCATGTATCCCTGCCCAATAACGTTCAAGAATAATTCCATAGAGCGTTATTGTCATCGGATTAACACTATGACCATTTTCAGCATGAGAAATAATGACCTTTGAAACACCCATAACATCAGCTACTTCTTGCTGAGTGATCTTGAGTTTCTTACGGGTATTTCGAAGGCTTTCCGGTGTCCAGTTTTGAAAGTAAATATAATCTTTTAAATTCGATTGGTAATTTAGTTCATTCCAATGACGTGGCATTAGAAATCAAGTCCTCTCTTTGGGATTTTAATAATTCTTGACGTAAATAATGTAAGTACATTCTGCGTTTTGTTTGAACCCAATTATCAAGAGCATAATATATGGCACTTGATTCACATGGATAGAAATGGATTCCGTTTGTACAAATATTATTCGGATTTGGATCAAACTTATCTGGAAATACGATTTCTCCAGGATGATAAAAGAAATTTTTATCATAAATCGAAAATGCCGAGTCTAATTTATCAGAGCTTAATATAAGCCATCTTCCACTTGCATCAATTCGGCGGATGCTTAACACACGAGCAACGTTTGAACGATAGCCACCGAATGGAAAACCAATAAACTTTCCACCAGGATAGCCTTCTGGTATTTCAAGTGTAATCAATGAGAAAGTAAGATCTTTACTATCATTGATCTCACTAAAACCAACTTTATAACCTTTCAAAAGTCAATTCCCTTCTTCAAAATTGTATAATCATCATTATTCGAAATCATCCTGCTGTCATATTTTTGTTCTCGATTACCAATTGCCGTGTTCATATATCTTCCTGTAATCACATAATAATCGCCACGATCCTCAATAGCGGTAACCAACACTGGATTCAGAGCATTTTTAACATGATAATTCCGATAGAACCGGTCTCCAACCTTTACAGGGCATCTCGGTTTCATGAAGTCCTCGACAGAAATGTCACTTGCAGTAACAGTTTTCATTTCGTCCATGATTTTTTCAGTCTCCTTTAATTTTGTATATAGGAAATAGCGCATCTAATAAATCATTAAATAAAGCTTGTGGGGTAGATGTGAATTGTCCATATAAATATAACGATCGGTAGCTTTTCTTTCCATGAAATGATTTAACAGCATTACAAAACCACTCAGCAAAATCTCTGTCAATCCCCTTTGACATAAGCCATTTCTTGAATTTCTTACGAGACATTTTTCGTGGCAGATAAAGTTTTAAAGTACCTGAAATAGTTTCGGTCAGATAATTAAACGTTTTTATAAACGTTTCTATATATGTTGTAGTTTCTGGATAATCCATGATCGGGCTGAATCCATGCCATGCAAACGAATCACCATAAGTTCCATCTGGATTTATTGGCTTTAGTACCAGTCCCGCAGTTTTGTATTCCTCAGGCCCCACTATATCGTTCCTCCTTGAGAAGCTTCTTGATCTTTGTATCGGTATCCTTAACCCAAAGTTCCTTGCGAATATACTCCGCGGTCAGAGGTTTTTTGTTAAACTCCCGAATTGCATCCTCCGCCGATTTGAATCCCCAGTCCTCAAGAAGATCTGAGATCTGGCCGCTAGGTTCTCCTGGCATAATTTTTGTATATGTAATCGCATATTCTTGGCTCATTTGGCTTCAACCTCCCAATAATAGCTCGGTCCGCAGTCTTCCCGTCTCTCCTGAAATATAAACCGCTCTGGATGCATCGAAGGATCCTCACATGCACCATACTTTGCACATTCCGGTTTAAGCGTGTGAGAGCATAGATCGTCGGTTTCGGCAACTGGATCTTCGCGATAAATACAATACGGATGTAAATAACAGTCCATGCCCTCACCTTTGCAAATATAAATAATGTCTGGTTTTGTCATTTCTTGCTCCTTATTAATCATGGCAGTATTTCAGTGTTCCATCGTCATAAATAACGAGCACCAATTCATTACGATCATTAGTCCTAATATAACGTGGTTCATATGTACTTAGATCCTCGAATGGTATATTTTGCTCAATACGCACATCTGCATCATCACTTATACCAAGATCTTCAATACGCTTTTTCAGTTCTCTGACTTTCATGACTATTCCTCCACTGTATTATTAGGCACGATAATAACATTCAAAAACATATGAATATTTTCATATCCGACAGCAACATAGCCCAAGTCGTTAATCGCAACATTAATAGTATTCATAATATTCGCTATATCTTCTTTGTTAATCATACTTATTATTTTCTTCCTCCACTTCTTTATCGTAAATAATAATCTTTAAGTTGCCATGAATAGTTTTTGCAATGCAATATGGCCTATAAGAAACTAGATCTTTAGATGACGAGCCATATGTAATACAGACATCGGCATCATCGCTTATATCAAGATCTTCAATACGCTTTTTCAGTTCTCCGACTTTCATTCTTCCTCCGCTTTTCCAGGACAATTGTCCGATCTTTTTGTTAATCCATCTTTTGCTAAAATATCAAGCGTTGGATCAATCACACATCGAAGTTTAAGAGGCCCGTATCCTTTTGCGACACGAACCTCTTTGAAGGGACAGCTGATGCAGTTTTCAGGTGTTGGTATTTCGAAATGGAATATCATAAGTTAGACCTCTGGAAATTTTCCGTCGTACAGTGAATATACAACATGGCAAGCGATTCTAACTACTTCTTCAGCTGAAATACTAGTATTTATATCGTTTAGCATGTCAATGTTACTCTGTTCTTTAAGTACTTCATCGGCATGTTTTCCATTTTTCATACCAAATATCACATTTTCGATGAGATGTTCTGCATTACTCATTTTGCTTCCCAATACTCCGGCTTCTCAGTTCCTTCACGCATGGCATTCTCGGCTTCCAGGCATGTAGCACACGGTTCCTGAGCCTCGAACGAAAAGCTCTCTTTCGGGAACTTATGAGCATAGTGCTTACAACTGGAGCACCACTTATCAAAACGCACTTCTTTAAGATCAGTTTCCATAGTTTTCAATCTCCTTACATAATTCTTCGGCTACATTAATAAGAAGTTCATCAAAGCTTAGCTTCGAGGTCCGATAAATATCATACGTAATATAATGCTGAGCAGCAATCCCGGTCGATCTCTTCGAATAATCGCGAATCTGAATCTTAATGTCTCCCCATGGTCCCTGCTCGATACTAACTACAGCATCCTTATGTGTGCTTATATAGTCAAGTAGCCATTCAGCAAACGTCTTTTGTTCGTCCATCAGATTCCTCCTTATTTCTTCAAAATTATCTCCACTCCTACGCCATTCATCGTGTAGAAGCACTGGTTCTTTTCAAGAGTTTTTAGATCCTGTGTAGGAAAATTAGGATTAATACACTTAAGGACCGTGTTAATCTGATCCACGGTCCCGATTACGATCATATTTTGTGCTTCTGTCATTTTTGCAATTCTCCTTATCTTTATCGAGCTTTCGTATATTTCTTTTTCGGCCATCGTCGTATACGTCCTCCATAAAAAATGTTGCCATATGGAATAGAATCAAAATTGTCGCAATTACTCCCGCAATCTGTAAGAAAAGCATACAGTCACAAAGTCCATATATGCATAAAAACATAACGACCATGAATTGTAAAACGTTACATATTCTTCTCATTTTCACCTTAAGAATATCAGCCAGAATGGGACCCAGTAGATTACACCGAGTAATAAAAACGTTGCAACGCTGTATACTACATTTATGTTGGTCTTATGCTCAGTACTCCACTGAAGTCCCATCTGAAGAAAAAACCAGACCCCAAGAATAAGGCCTGCGAAAAAATAGTTCATATCGATCCCGCTCCTATCATTATTATAACTGCACAATATACTAAGATCAAAAAAACCAATAAATTCTAAGAAACTCATCGTATATTTTTAGTCTACTGAATAATCCATCGCGAGAGTAAGTGCTGTAGAGCTGTCCATACCGAGTTTTCTAAGTTCTGCCAGGATTGCATCTCGCTGTTTCTTGTCTTTGTTATGAAGTGCCTTCGCCAGTTTGTAAATATAAGTTTCCAGTTCTCCCATAAGGCAGTTTCGTCTCCTTTTATTTTTATTTATGAGTTGTTTCTCTTCTCCGATCAAAGTCTCTCCAATCATCGAAGAACTCTTGCATTAATGTGTCATATTTTTTACTGCAAGCAGGACAAAGCAGCTTGGAACTTCCCATGCCGTGGCTTGCTTCAGGATAAACGGTATTCCAGCCTTCTGCTTCTTCAAATTTATCGATTCTGGTGAAACCTCCATCAGTCTCTCCTTCTCCGATTTTCTCGAAAAACGAAGTCATCCCACAGCGATCACAAATATAATACTTACCGAGTTTAGTCGACATTTGTTTACTCCTGTTCTTTCTTATCGACGTTTCTTTTCCATAACGCATTCACTGCATCTTCAGCCCAGAGTTTTTCTACTTTTTCCATAATAGCATCTGCTTTTTCTTTTTCTTTTTCACGTTTCAATTCTTTACGCCAATGTTCATAACGTATGGCATCTGGAATTGAAAAGTGGAATTTAATTTTACTGCCTTTTATATAACTGTCCTTTTCATCCCAATACAAATAAGAAAAATATCCTTCGTATAAATCCACTTTTTCGGGTGCGTTTTTGTATATGGTGAGAAATTTTTCGAAAGAAATACGTCTATCACTGTAAAGTTTAGAGTTATAATAAACGCCGAAAAACCAGAGGATACAGTATACAACAATTGCACCAAGCGCTATAATTAATATAATATTAGCTATCATTAAGTATTCTCCTGCTTTTCTTTTGACTCGATCATCCAGTCAAGATAAACCTGAGCTTTCTTCAAATCCTCAAGGCCGTTCTTTTCTCTGAACCTCCAAATATACTTCATGACATTACCCTTGCAATATCCCTGAAATTCCTCAGGAGTCATAGACGCTTCGATAGCCTTGATACACTCGATGCCACCTTGCGTGTAATGATCCGGATGATTTACGTTGTCAATTTGAACTGCCTCCTGCTTTTTCGTTTCTATAAGTTTATGTTCTGGTATATAAAAAACACATGTTTCGCCACTATTTCGAGGGCATGATTTGCCATGAGATAGACATAACGCGTGCGCACACTTCCCATTGAATAGATAGAGACACGCTTGATTTGAAATTATTTCGGCATGCTCTGATAAATTGTCCGCTTTTAGACTCACTTCTCATTCCTCCAATCCAAAAATTGTTCAAACCATTCATTCCGAATGATCCCGAGAAGTATCAGTACTTTCTTCCACCACGGAAACATCCAGGAGAGGGATTTCCACTCCAGCCATCGGGTCAAACGGTGTAAAAACTTTCGAAAGATCAAAGCTCGGACTCCTTTCTTTATAGGTATTAACAGTATCGACAACTTCTTGTAAAAGATAATTGATCGATGTAATGGTATATATTGGAAGACCGCAGTTATTCAAATAGACAATATCTTCCGTAAAATTGTTGTAAACATGAAGGAACGCTCGCTCGTTTTTACTATAAAACGGATCGTATTTATTTAATCTGCGTGACAGTCTCCGTAGCCAATCATCACGCAATTTTAATTCTGGGCAAACAATAATGACCGGATACCAGGATACTTCATTCCGTTTTTCCAAAAAATACTCAATTACTTTTTCGTGTGTACTGATTAGAACTGTATATCCCTGCCACATTAAATGATCTGCTAAATCACAATATTGCGGAACCCATTCGCTAAATTTTTGCGGTGCACCGTTCCGAAATGAAAAATAACTGCTTTCCAAATCGATACAGTTATTCCATCCCGCAATTGAACTCTTTCCGATGCCGGGATATCCGCAAATAATAAGACCTTTCTTCATTAATCCACCCCACAATTAAATTTACGTACGTCTTCTTTAATCATATTAGCCATGCTTTCTATTTCTTCAATCAGCACCGTTTTCATATCGACATTCATCTGCATATCAAGTGGAATTATACGCTTAACATAGCATTGCGTTACGTGTTGCATCTTAATTAAAATCTGATCAGGATCTGTTGCTTTGAATGAATAATACTCAAAACTGATCCGAATCCCGCGATTCTCAAGTAAAAATTTTGTAAGCCAATCCTCAAAAGAAACAGAATTTTCATTTTTAATAACTAGTGGCTGCATCAAAGTCCTCCTCGTTTTGCTCTCTGTCTTTTATGATAGGCAACCTTGATTGGATCCTTTTTACGATTTTCTACCTTATCGAAATAATATAATACGCTCACGTGTTGCCCGCACCCGGGACAATCTACCATTTGCATTCCATCTTCCGCAAGATGCGTATGTCTGAAATCAAGACAGATCGGATACCCGCAGAAAAAGCACTTTACAATATCATTCTCATAAAGTATCTTATCGAAGTGCTGTCCACCTTCGGCAACGTTTCTTACAATTGGAAACTTCACTCTGACTTTTGGCATAGTAATTCTCCTTAAATGAATGTTACTTCTGTTCGATGATCGGTATATGCATGAAAGACTAATGTTTTTCCTGAAATTTGACGAATATAATCTTCGCACGCCTCTTCAAAGGTCTGACCGCTTCCAAACATGCCGACTAAAAACATTCCATCTTTTGTTTCGCAATCTTGAAAATGAACTCCTATTCCAGATTCATTATGATTTTCCCATCGAAAAATATCTAAATGCTTACCAGTATTGAGTAATCTTTCAAAAGCTGTCATTTAATCCTCCTCCATTGGCGGTCTTTTATCTCTGAATTTATGTTTCCGGTTCTCTTCACACCAAGGGCAGCCTCCATGATTCCTGCAGCTTGGATCAATTGCCTTGGATCCGCGATACGGTTTCCGATGTTCTTTCTTGTGCTCAATAGCTTTATCGAGAGACATTCTATTCTTCTCCTCTCAGCGCCTTCAGAAACTGTTCTTCGCCAATTTGCTCTTTAATTTTCCAGCAATCGGAGCAAATATAAACGTTCTTCCATTTACGAAGAGGAACTCTATTTCCGGCGCCGCAGGAGATACAAAACACCTTAGCGCCTTTTCGTTTACATCGCCTTTCATACATGATTTGAGCAATTTTTTTGTCCAATAACGATTTTTCTTCCGGTGAAAGCTCAGATCTTATGCCAGCGTTCTCCATAGAGCACGGTTCCCTCCTCAAATTTAAGTTCTTCAATAGATCGGATTCTCGTTTCCTCGCCATACCGTTTCTTCAGCATCTCAATCGCTCGATCTCTGCTATATGCAAAAACATATCCTGCTGAAGCGTGATACTCATGATCCTTGAGAATTGCAAACATGGCGAAATATAATTTGAGGTTCTTTACAGAATCAGGTTCTTCAACAAGTCTATTATCGGCAATTACAAAACCTTCCTGAAGCAATTTTTCCACTTCATCTGGAAATTTTTTATAACCGTCTATATAAGCATCCTGAACAAATCTTCTTATCGTCTTATCTTTATCCTTTTTAACAAGTTCGAATTCTACGATCATTCTTTATGACCTCACATTCAAGCTGAGTATATTCTAGCGTTCTCGATAACGTATCCGTCTCTGATCATGTCTTCCATTTTTTCAGAATATTGAATGCATTGACGAGAAGCATCATCCGGATGCCATTCCTGAACAAGTATTTTTGATACATTATCGGTTTCACGTTTAATGAGCTCGAATTCTACTATCATGAAGTCTCCTTTAAATTATTATCGATTTCAGCCTCCAATAAGTCTCCGAATCTTTCACGAACGGTTTTGCTTCGCCGCATGGAATCAGCTAACTGATGAGCTGCTTCTTTGATAATGATCTCTTTATTTTCATTCAGAAATTCTTTGAAAATGTCAGCAGCCCATTCCTGAAATCTAGATTCTCCATAGTGCGTTTTTCTCTTAAATATTTCGCTTTCAACTTGCATCTTAATTTCCGCAATGATTTCTTTACCGGCAGTTTCAGAAATATTTCGAATCAGATTATCTGGAATAGCCATTTCGATAGACAACTTATTGCCATCGGTAGATTCTTTTAGCTCAGTCTTCTTAGCTCTTTCGAATGCATAATTCGTTTTGGTACTATCGAATGACGTATAATACATACTTATCTCCTCTCACATCTTTTCATCAATAGACACAGTAGCAGAAGTCGGCATCTTGGAAAATTCATCGTCCAGGAACTGTTCGAGCTCCATCTTGCACTGATCGCAGAATTTCATACCTCTGCGATAAATTGTCCCGTTTTCATCCTTGCAGGGTTTCGTAATATCATACTTCCCAGCACCGTAAGAATCTTTTACAACCTGTTTCCCACATCTGTCACAAAGCCAAATAGTCATGATTGTTTTCTCCTTTTCAAATATAAAATTTAGAGGACCTGTAAATTACTACAGATCCTCTATCGTTTAAATACGCGATTTAAGTATTACATCTAGAATTTTATTTTCAACATCATGCAATACAGCACTCGTGAACCATAGTTTAGCCAATTCATTTTCCATTAAGCCGCCCATGGCTATTTTTTCTTGATCAGCCAGCCAGCTTTCTCTATCTGAAAATATCATTGCTATTTGATTCATGAGTTCGTATTTATTCATCTTCTCTAATTCTGTCATTTAATACTTCACCTCCATTATAGGAGCTGTAATTATTGCGAAAAGTAAGAGGACCTGTTAAAGATCCTCTTCTTGCGGATGAAAAGATTCTAATTTTAGAACTTGTTTAGTTACTATTCCGAAGTCTTCTTCATCTGAACAAATATAGAAATCTTTTTCTTCAATTTGACCTTTTGCAATCCGATAGTCATAATCGATTACGCAATCGAATTCTCGGTCCAAATCATGAATTTTCATCATAACTTCCATATCGTCTGGTGAACTTTCTAAAATAGTTTTAAGTTCTTTCACTGTCATTTTTTTTTTCACCTCCAATAAAGGAGCTGTAATTATTGCGAATTACTCCATCCAGCTGAGATCTTCGACCGGTTTCTCTTCTTTAGGTTCTTCTGCCTTCGGAATATCAACTGGCTTTTCCTTTTTACGTTTCTCATGTTTCTCCGGCTGCTTGGCTCCGGATACAGGTTTTACTTCCGGTTTCTTCTCGAGTTTCAGAGCGTCTAACTTCTTTTTCGGCGGATCAACTTTATCGACATCGACGCCATTGAGTCGTCCAATAAAGTGCGCAAGACTCATACCAAGGCTCCTTGCGATCTGACTTTCGGATCTGCCCTGCAGTTTCTGCTCGTTTACATACTGTCTGAATTCTTTATCGTTCATTGGTTTATTCTCCTTTAAATATAATTCTTATCCAAGCCGGCGAGGAACCGGGGAAGCACTGATATATTCCCGATCGGCTTCGTTTATCTCGCGGGTATCGGTATTGAAGAACACACCGTTGTGAGGCATGAAAATGTCACGGGCAATATACTCGGCTAGCGTGGACTTCATGCCATTGAGATCTCCAATATTATCGTTGTAGTACTGGATAACTTTCTTCTTGAATACGACATATACTGCATCGAAGTCCATAATGCCTTCAAATTTCCGAACATAAGCATATATATCATTGTCATTAAACGCATGTACATACAGGGTACAATAGGATTCATCTGCGCCCATATGATCAAAGTAGCTTTTAACATCTTTCGGAATATCATTTACCGGAATTACAGAAACGAGAAGTTTAACATTGCCGAATTCAAGTTCTGTTTTAAGAACTCTCGAAAGTGCCTCTGCCTTGAAAGATTCGTTAACGAGGAGCTTAATGTGCTTCTCTTCTTCATCGTAAAGAACGGTCACATAAGGATCGTCTTTAAAGAATGCCGCCATCTTGTTATAGTACTCATCCCAGGGAGCTACCAGATTAATTCTTGCCATTTTAATTTTCTCCTTTTAAAATATAATTTTTATTTAGTTTTCAGTTGTGCCAATGCTTCCAAGATCGAGAATATAATCATTACCTTCTCCGAGCACCGTTGTAGGAAGCTTGCCATCCCACTGCTTGATCCAGTAATAATCAATAACGTTTCCATTAAGAGATTCGCCAATTCGCTTGTTCATTTCGGCTTCCTTTTCACCGGCGTAGAGTGCAGCCTCGGCCTGAACCTTCACAACCTCGAGATCTGCGTTGGCTGCGATAACTGCCTTTTCAGCCTCCGCATTTGCCGCAATAATCGCTCGCTTTGCCATCTGCTCTTCTTCCATCGTCTTCTGCGCCTGCTCGGTTTCAGCCTTCAATTTATTCTGAGCCGCTACCTGCTTTGCTTCAACG